AACACTTCCGTGAAATTTTCCGCAAGAAGCGTGAATCCGCCAATCAACAAGGCATGGCGGAAGGTACTATGGATGGTAAAGTAGCCGACATCAAAGGACAGATAGCAGAACTTGAAGCCGAGCAAGAACAAAATGAATTTGGCTCTTATGCCTATGACACGGTCGATGGTGAACTGCAATATCTTTACGCAAAACTTGATAAAGCGGAAAAAGGTGTGGCGGAAGGTGACAACTTGGCCACATTCGAAGAGGCCCAGTGCAACCACACCATGGAAGGCGAGTATTGCCCTGAACACGGTTTGGCTGAGTGCGGCAACTACGGTGTGTACGAATCAGAATTGGCAAGATTAAAATCATTGGCTTTGTTCAAATGAGATAAATAACATTGACACAGCAGACAAAAGCGCATATACTACTACTGTGTTTGCGCTTTTTCTTTTGTGGCACAGGCAACATTAGATCTAAGTAATTAGATAGGCAACATACATAGGCAACTTAAATCTAAATTTTTAGATAGGCAACATAGTAAACAACTTTGAAAGGCAACTAACTATGGCATCTTTAGCAGACATCCGTGCGAGACTCGCACAATCAGAAGGTAACAAACAAGGCGGCAATTCCACAGGTGGCGATAATGCAATTTACCCACACTGGAACATGGAAGAAGGCGCTTCCGCAACACTCCGATTCCTCCCAGACGGTAACACCAAGAACACATTCTTTTGGCAAGAACGAGCAATGATTCGTTTACCATTTAATGGTGTTAAAGGTGAAATGGAATCCAAACAAGTATATGTCCAAGTTCCATGCGTGGAAATGTGGGGCGAAACTTGTCCAGTGCTTACAGAAGTTCGCACTTGGTTCAAAGACAAATCATTGGAAGAAATGGGCCGTAAGTATTGGAAGAAACGTTCATACATTTTCCAAGGCTTTGTTCGTGAAAACCCACTTGGTGATGACAAGACTCCAGAGAATCCAATCCGTAGATTTATCATTGGTCCACAAATTTTTACAACTATCAAAGGCGCCTTAATGGATCCTGAGTTGGAAGAATTGCCAACAGATTATCTACGTGGTTTGGACTTCCGTATCAGCAAAGGTAGCAAAGGTGGCTTTGCTGACTACAACGGTAGTAAGTGGGCACGTAAAGAAACAGCACTTACTGAAGCTGAACAAGCCGCAATTGAGAAACATGGCCTGTTTGACTTGAGCACATTCATGCCCAAGAAGCCCGGTGAAGTTGAACTCAAAGTCATCAAAGAAATGTTCGAAGCAAGTGTAGATGGCCAGAGTTACGATACCGAACGTTGGGGTCAGTATTTCCGCCCAGCAGGAGTTAATGCTCCGGCAGGTAGTGCTCCAGCTGCAGAATCAGCACCGGCACCCCAAGCAAGTGCACCGGCGCCAGCACCCGCGGCATCTAGCGACTTTGATGATGAAGAGCCACCAGTGGCAACTGCTCCGGTAGAAGCCAAACCAGCGTCAAGCGACAAAGCACAAGACATTTTGGCTATGATTAGGGCACGTCAAAAAGCGTAATAAATGTTATCGCATTTAGATCGCGTGTTGTTCCCAGACCGCTGTGAGGTAATTGAAGTTGTACCCTCACAGCGGTATGTCTATGTTATTTTTAAGAATGGACATACCAGTTTCTTTACACCGCAAAAAAAGAACAACTGGCCAATACGTATCAATCAACAGATTCAACAAATCAACACAATTGATGTAATCATAAGAAATCCCGAAGATAGATTGATCTCTGGAATCAACACATTTATACAACATACCCTGAGAGACAATCCAGATCTTGATCCGCATACTGTGGAATGGTTTGCTTTGAATTACATATCATTGAACCGTCACTATGCTTCACAGTTTGCGTGGTTATTAAATTTGGCAAGATATTTAAATCCTAATGCAACGTTAAACTTTTTACCAATGAGTGCCATTGGAAAAATCACTGGAAGAAATTCAAAACCCGAAGGAGTTCTTCCGGCTAATGTGGCGTTAATAGAAAAAATATTTTTAATAAAAAACAATGAAATGTATCAACGAATAGATACAGCAATATTCGAATGTATCGGACAATCGTTAACGTTTAAAGAATTATTACAACATATAAAAACCGCTGATTCTGCGGCATATGAATATGTAATTGAATACGCACAACAAATTTTAAATCCAACTTATGTATTGTCCTAGACTAGATCATTTTGTCCGCTTTAATTCTAACGGTACAGTTAGCCGATGCGGCCACATGGTCAATGCACCACAATTTGACTCATTGTTAGATATGGAATCGAGCATGTGGTTGGCCAAAACAAAAGAAAAAATGTCCAATGGCCAATGGCCCGGCGAGTGCGTTAGATGTCAAGAAACAGAACCCAACAGCATACGGATATATGCCACAGAACTACATAATCAAACCGCCCAAGAAGATTACTTACAAGTAGGCGGTGTGTTGGATAATTTGTGTAATGCCGCTTGCCAAACTTGCAACGAAAATTTAAGCAGTAGAATAGGAAGTTTGACAGGGCCTGGATTTCCTATCATCAACAACACGGATCAATTTTGGCAACTACCACAAGAACGAATTGTGCATTTAGACATCAATGGTGGTGAGCCCAGTTACAGCAAGAACTACAAGCGACTGTTGAAAAATCTACCACCTAATCTTAAAACGTTGAGACTGAATACAAATTGTAGCACGGTATTAACTGAACTGGTTGATATAGCCAATCGAGGCATCAAAGTCACAGTGACAGTAAGTTGTGATGGAATTGGAACAGTCCATGACTTTGTTCGGTGGCCCATACCTTGGCAAGATTTTTATCGTAATTTAATGACCTATAAAACAATGCCGGTCCAATTAAATTTGTGGACCACAGTTAGTGTATTGAATGTCAACGACTTACCTAATATTCAAAAGTTTGCCCAAGAGCATGGTATTGACCACAGTTATGCTTATTTAAAAACTCCCTTTGAACTAAGTGTTGATAATACAGACGTTAGCGCCAAAGATGCATATATAGCAAAACAAAAACAACTAAGAGGCATTGTATGAAAATAGCCATTACTGGGCATACCGCAGGCATAGGTCAAGCTCTAGCCGAAGAATATCAGCTGGATGGCCATGAAGTTGTAGGGCTTAGTCAGCGTGACGGCAACAATATTCGTAATACACCTAAGATTTGTGATCAAATTGAACCTTGCGATGTTTTTATCAATAATGCACAAGCTGGATATGCACAAACAGAGTTATTGTTTGAAATGGCACAACGCTGGCAAGGCACTGGCAAACAGATTATTGTAATCAGCACCATGATGACTCAAGAACCTGTGTCGTCATTGACTGGGTTGGGTATGGACCACTATCGACTGCAAAAGGTCGCACTTGAAGAAGCAGTGCGTCAAATACGACATCGTCGACTCAAAGTAAAAATTACCGTAGTTCGTCCAGGTAACATTGCCACAAGCCCTGATAAAACAGTGCCACCGGCCGCTGATGTTAATAATTGGGCAAGAACATTATTGGATTTATTTGATATGGCTAGCCGTAACAATCTTAAAATTCCAGACATTTCTTTAGGGCCAGTATGACACCCAAGGATATTTTAACCAACAAAAACTTTTGCCCAATGCCATGGACTGGCCTGATGTATAACTTTGACGGCAAGGTAAAAAATTGTATTCGCAGTGCCAGCGGGTTAGGCAACATTAAAGACAACGCCATTGAGGAAATACTATTAGGTTCGACCAATGTAGCCAAACAAACTAATATAACAAATAACCAACCAGCTGACGGCTGTCAAACTTGTTATGAATTAGAACGAGGTAAAGAAGGATTTGATATTATCAGTGATAGAATTTTTTACATAAAAGAGTTTAAAAAAACGTCACTGGATACTTACCGCCCTGGTAATTTTGATTTACAAACCATTGATGTGCGCTGGACTAATTTGTGTAATTTTGCTTGTGTCTATTGTGGACCAGAGTTTAGTAGCAAATGGGCCGATGAGTTGGGCAAAAAAATATCACAGCCAGCTGAACAACAACAAAAAGATTTTGGAGACTACATTTATCGACACGCTAAAAATCTTAAACACGTTTATCTAGCAGGTGGCGAACCCCTGCTAATGAAAGAAAATTTAACACTACTCAAAGAATTAAACCCTGATGTTAATCTAAGGATAAACACTAATCTTAGCAAAGTTGACACCGGAGTGTTTGATGCCATACGCGGTTTTAAAAATGTCCATTGGACAGTAAGTGCAGAAACTACAGAAGATGAATTTGAATACATACGATTTGGCGGGCGCTGGCAAGATTTTTTAGATAATTTAAACACAATTAGGCAACTCGATCATAAGATAAGTTTTAATATGTTATGGTTTTTGTTAAATCATGATTCGGTATTTGGGTATGTAGATTACCTTAAAGGTTTAGGATTCCATAACAATAGTTTTATCATCGGGGCACTACTAACTCCAGATTACCTAAACATTAGACATTTACCAGAAAGTGTGTTAAACTTGTTAAAGACAAAATTGGAATCACGAATCAATGAAAATCCCGGATATCTACTTGAAGATAGTTATCGCAACATGTTACACTATATCGCACAACCAATTGAAAAGAATTTAAAAAATTCGTTTGAACAATTAGCAATAATGGATCAACGGCGTGGAGTAGACAGCAGTAAGATTTTTACAGAATTATACAAACTTAAAGAAGGAAAGTAAACATGGCAAAACCATTTGATATCAGCAAATTCCGCAAGGACATTACCAAGAGCATCGACGGACTTAGTATTGGATTTAATGACCCAACAGACTGGATCAGCACAGGCAACTTTGCCTTGAATTATCTCATCTCGGGAGATTTTAACAAAGGTATTCCGCTTGGTAAGGTAACTGTGTTTGCCGGCGAATCAGGTGCAGGTAAAAGTTACATCTGTTCGGGTAACATTGTTCGACATGCACAAGAGCAAGGCATTTTTCCTATCTTAGTTGATACAGAAAACGCACTTGATGAAAAGTGGTTACACGCATTAGGCGTAGATACCAGCCCAGAAAAGTTGTTAAAACTTAACATGGCCATGATTGATGACGTTGCTAAAACCATTTCAACATTTATGACAGACTACAAAGCTCTGCCAGATGGCGACCGTATGAAAGTGTTGTTTGTCATTGATTCATTGGGTATGTTGTTAACTCCAACAGATATGAATCAATTTGAAGCAGGTGATCTTAAAGGTGACATGGGTCGCAAGCCTAAAGCACTTACAGCACTGGTTCGTAACTGTGTAAACATGTTTGGTAGTTATAACGTAGGCATGGTTTGTACGAACCACACATATGCAAGTCAAGACATGTTTGATCCGGATGACAAGATCTCCGGAGGTCAAGGCTTTATCTATGCATCAAGTATTGTGGTTGCCATGAAAAAGATGAAACTCAAAGAGGACG